ACAAGAACAGACTCAACGATTGCCTTAAACATATTTAGGTACACCTAGCATGGCAAACCAGTCAATAACACAACTACCCGTCGCCGCCGCACTCACCGGCGACGAAGTGACCGTTGTCGTCCAGCGCGGCGTCACCAAGCAGACCGCGCTACAGAACGTATCTAACCTTGGCGGACCCACTGGACCTACCGGGCCACAGGGACCCACCGGACCCACTGGACCACAAGGGCCGACAGGAGACACGGGCGCGCCGTCTAATGTAACTGGACCAACCGGACCTCAGGGACCCATTGGACCAACTGGCCCAACAGGCGATACAGGTGCACCATCCACCGTGGCGGGACCGACTGGCCCCACTGGCGCGCAGGGATCAACAGGACCAACCGGCCCCACAGGCCCGCTAGGTAATACCGGCGGCATAGGCCCGCAAGGACCCATTGGCCCCACAGGATCCACAGGACCCACCGGACCAATTGGCCCCCAGGGACCTCAGGGCTCAATTGGACCAACTGGACCCACAGGTATACAAGGATCAACCGGGCCTACAGGATCGCAAGGGCCTACCGGACCTCAAGGACTAATTGGCCCAACCGGACCAACCGGGCCACAGGGAATCGCTGGTGGGACCGGACCTGTTGGACCAACCGGGCCACAGGGACCAACCGGCCCAACCGGACCACAGGGACCAACTGGCCCACAAGGAATACAAGGGGCAACGGGCCCAACAGGACCAACCGGACCTCAAGGTATACAGGGACCAACTGGACCAACCGGACCACAGGGACCCACTGGACCCACTGGACCAACCGGACCTCAAGGCATACAGGGACCAACCGGCCCAACCGGCACAATGGTGTATCCAGGTGCAGGAATTGCCGTATCAACCGGAACCGCATGGGATACATCACTAACCGCACCATCTGGCGCAATTGTCGGCACAACCGACACTCAAACACTTACAAACAAAAGAATTAACCCAAGAGTAAACGCCAGTACGGCCAACTCTGCGACACCAACGCTCAACACCGATAACTTTGACATGATGGTTATTACAGGACAGTCTGTAGCCATAACTGATTTTTCTACTAACTTAACGGGCACTCCAGTAAATGGTCAGAAGCTGTGGATCTCAATTACAGGAACGACAGCTATTGCGATTACATGGGGCGGGTCTTTCTCTTCATCAACGGTTACGTTGCCATCAACCACGGTGTCTACTAATAGACTCGACGTTGGGTTTGTTTGGAATGTGGCGACAACAACATGGCGTTGCGTAGCAAGCGCATAAGGAATAAATATGGCTAACTGTGCAGTTATTGATTCTAACAATATCGTAGTCAATATTATTGTTGCTGAACTTACCGACCCACCACCCGAAGGATGCACTTTGGTGGAAATTCCATTTTGTGACATTGGTTACACATGGGATGGTGTGCGCTTTAATCCGCCACAGGCGCAGTAAATGGCTGACAGATATTGGGTTGGCGGCACAGCTAACTGGGATGGTACGGCTGGCACTAAGTGGGCCACAAGTTCAGGAGGTCTTGGTGGCGCATCTGTACCAACCACAGCAGACGCAGTATTTTTTGACAATTTATCTACTGGTACTTGCACCATTAACGTAGGTAATACAGGCGCACAATCCATTACTTGCACAGGATTTACAGGCACTTTAGCGGGGGTTGGGTCAATTACTGTCGCTGGGGGTATTACGCTTGTCGCTGGAATGGGGTTTACTTATACAGGAACAATTACATTAACTGGCACAGGGACATTAACGACCGCAGGTAAAACATTAGGTTCTGTAACAATTAACGGGGCTGGAATTACTGTTACGCTTGGCGATGAATTGTTAATGGGTTCTATAAGAGCTTTAACTGTGACTGCTGGTACATTTACAACAAACAATAACAATATAACCTGTCAAGCACTTAGTAGTTCAAACTCAAACACTAGAACTATAAATTTAGGCACTTCTACAATTAATTTGGTTGGTATTAGTACAGTTTGGACTTGCGCTACGACTACAGGATTAACTTTAAACGCTACATCATCCACAATTAACTTAACCAACACAAGCACAAGTGCTAGAACATTAGTTTTAGGTACTGGTTTAGCTTATGGAACAATAAATATTGGTGGCGCAACTGGAACATCAACTACAACGATTGATGCTACAAGCAATACAATAAATACGCTTTCTAGTTCTAAAACAGTAGCGCATACCATTTTATTTACTACTAGCGTCAGCATTGCAAATTGGACTGTAACTGGAACTGCTGGGAATATAGTTACTTTAAATTCCAACACTACAGGAACACAAAGACCAATAACCTACACAGGTAGCGCAGTAGTGTCTATGGACTATATGTCCATTAGGGATATTAATTTTTCCTATACTTTAGGTGCTGCAAACCCCTACCTTGTTTACGCTGGCGCAAACTCTACCAATAACGGTAATAACAACGGCATATTGTTTCAGCCTACTACAGTAAAAGCCTACCGATTAACTACAGGTACTTCTTTTACAACTCCTGCTGATTGGAATAATGCTAGTAACACTATTCATTTGATTGGTGCTGGTGGGGGAGGTGCAACTGCTGTAGCATCAGGAAATAACAGAGCCGCAGGTGGCGGTGGAGGCGGTGGTGGATATACAGTTTTAACCAACCAATCATTAAGTGGTGCAATACCTTACACAATCGGCACTTCTGCTAGTAATGCCAATGGCGGCTCTACTACATTTAACACCACTAATACTGCTGGTGGTGGCTCAAGAGGTAATGCTACTACTGCTCCTACTTCGTCAGGCGGTGCTGGTGGTGCAGGTACATTTGCTGGTGGCACGGGTGGTGTTGGTGGGTTTGGAACAGCCGCTTCTACAGGCTATGGCTCAGGCGGTGGCGGTGGTGCTGGCGGCCCTAATGGAATAGGCGGTACTGGTGGAGACGGATTTGGTTCTACAAATGCTTCAAACCTTGCTGGCGGGGGCGGTGGCGGTAATGGTGGCGGTTCTAATGGAACTAATGGCGCATCTGCGTTAGGTGGTAATGGTGGTAATAATTTCGGTGGAACAGGCGGTGCAACTGGCGGTTCAGGAACAGGTGCGGCAGGAACAGTAGGTGGCGGTGGTGCTGGTAGTTCAGGTGGCGGTATTGGTGGTCCTGGCGGTGCTGGAATAGATATTGCTAATACTCTTGGCGGTGCTGGTGGCACAGGCGGTACTGCTGCCGCTACATCTGGTACTTCTCGTTTATATGGTGCTGGCGGTAGTGGCGCAAGGATTAGTACGGCCGGAGCAACATCCGCTGGCGGTGCTGGCTCACAAGGTGTTATCTTTATTATCTATACGCCAAGCGGTGCGCCAGTATCAAACAGTAACTTCTTTTTCTTTTTAGGCAGTTTTTCATAATTTCTTTGCATTATTATAGTCAGAGCAAAGGAATTTTTTATGAAAATTGCAGTATACGCGATTAGCAAAAACGAAGAACAATTTGTAAAAACCTTCTGTGAATCCAGCAAACTGGCGGACTACATTATGATCGCCGACACAGGATCCACAGACAACACGGTCGAGGAGGCCAAAAAGTATGGGGCTGTGGTTCATTCCATTTGCATTTCTCCTTGGCGTTTCGATCATGCTCGTAACGCCGCCCTGTCTCTTCTGCCTGCCGACGTAGACGTCTGTATCGCGCTGGACCTAGACGAGCGCCTAGAGCCTGGCTGGCGTGATGAAATAGAGCGGCTCTGGACACCAGAGACGACCCGACTCAGCTATAAGTTTGACTGGGGCCACGGCAAGGTGTTTTACTCGACCAAGGCACACAGCCGCAAGGGATACCACTGGCACCATCCCTGCCACGAGTACATTAGACCCGATCACCGCACCAAAGAGGTCTGGGCGTACTCCCAGATGCTAATGATCACGCACCACCCCGACGAGACTAAGTCTCGAGGCCAGTACCTAGATTTGTTGGAGATGTCGGTCAAAGAAGACCCACACTGCCCGCGCAACGCGTTTTACTACGCCAGGGAACTGACCTACTACCAGAAGTGGGAGGAGGCCATTGTCGCATTGCAAAAGTACTTAGCGATGCCAGAGGCGGTATGGAACAACGAAAGAGCCTACGCATTTAGGTTGATTGGTAACTGTTACGACAGCCTAGGCCAAGACGGAATGAACTGGTACCGCCGGGCGGTATCTGAGGACCCGAGCGTTCGGGAGACCTGGTGTGAATTAGCACAGGCATGCTACAGAAAAGGACTATGGGAGGAGTGCTACGGCGCCGCCTGTAACGCACTTAAGCTAACTGAGTGCACGTATGTGTACACAATTGACGCAAACAACTGGAAGGCTAGGCCACACGACCTAGCGGCAATCTCAGCCTACCGGTTAGGATTTAAAGAAGAAGCAATTAAACACGGCACTAGCGCCCTAGAATTTGAACCCAACAACGAGCGACTACTAAAAAACCTCGAGTATTATAAGGAATAGATATGGCACAAGCAGGCTATACACCAATCAGTTTATACCACAGCACCACCGCGGCCGCTGTGCCTGTCGCTGGGAATTTAATCCCCGGTGAGTTGGCGCTTAACATTAACGACGGCAAACTGTACTTTGAGAACAGCTCCGGTGTAGTCACGTTGCTTGCGACCGCCGGCGGTTCAATGGTTTACCCTAGCGCCGGAATTGCTGTATCCACCGGTTCTGCATGGACAACATCCTTGACTGCCCCCTCTGGCGCAGTTGTGGGCACAACCGACACACAAACATTAACCAATAAACGCATTGATCTACGAATTACAACAAACGGCTCTACATTTAGCGGTAATTTAGCCCCCAATGGAAATACCACAGATCAATATAACGCAGCCGGATTAAACGGTACAACCACTTTTCAAATTCCAACCGGGACCGCCGCGGATGGTCAAAAACTGGTTATTAGAATTAACGACGCTGGGTCCTCGGTGGCATTAAACTGGGTTACAACCAGTGGCGGCTATCGAGTAGTAGGTGCCGTATTGCCGACTTTAACTTCACCATCAAAAGTTTATTATGTTGCTTGCATTTATAATAGCGCAGATGTATTTTGGGATGTTGTCGGTGTTGTCCAACAGGCATAAGGAATAACTCATGGCAACTTTATACTGGGTTGGCGGTTCTGGAACTTGGGACACGTCGTCTACTACAAATTGGTCTAGTTTTTCTGGCGGCGGTGGGGGAAACCCACCACCAACGGCAACCGATGACGTTATTATTGATGAGAACTCTGGTGTTGGTTCATTTACTATAACTGTAAGCGGGACAAATGTTCCTTGCAGAAATCTTAATATTGTCCCTGGGACGGGGGACGTAATTAATCTTTCCGGAGGATCTACAGCAAGTTTAGCAATACACGGAGATTTGAATGCAGCCAGTGGTTTGGGCACAGCAACTATTAGTAATTTTTCCGCAGTAAATTTTGTAAGCACCGCACCCGGAAAATCAATTAATGTTTTATCGTCTTTGTTAACAATATCTTCGCCATTTATTTTAAACGGTGTTGGGGGTAGTTGGTCTTTAAGTCGAACATTTGTGTCAGGTTCAACATTTACTTTAACAAACGGAACTTTTTCAACAAATAATTTTAATTTTAATTGCACGGTATTTAATTCTTCAAATTCTAATACAAGAACGCTATCATTAACGTCATCTACAGTTACCGTAACCGGCTGGAACCTTTCAACAACAACAAATTTAACTTTTAACCCAGGAACTTCCACAATTAACTGCAGTAGTATCGGCGGTTCTGGAGCAAATAACGGTTTCCCCGGTGGGGGTTTAGTTTATAATAATGTTAATTTCACAAATACATTTTTAAGTAATGGCTCTGTCATTTTTGCTATAACTGGGGCAAATTCTTTTAATAACCTTTCTTTTAGCACTCAAACTTCTATTTCCGTTGTAACTATTAGCGCCAATCAAACAATTTCCGGGGCGTTAGATTTTGCGGGAAATTCTACTAAAAGACTGCGGCTATTGATAAAATCGTTAACAACCGGAGTCCCTGTAACGCTCTCAATAGGTTCTGTTTCCAATTTAACTAATATTGATTTTCAAGATATTACAGTAACCGGAATTGCGGCGCCGATATCTGGTACATTTTTAGGAAATTGCGGCGGAAACACAAATATTACTTTTGTTTCCGGAACAACGAAATATTGGAATTTAGCCGGCAGTAATGGTTGGACATTTGTTAACGGCTGGTCTTCTACAAGCGGCGGAACCCCAACGGCAAATGATTATCCACTGGCCCAAGATACGTGTGTTTTTGATAATAACTCTGCAGGAACCTCTGTTTCTATAGGTAGTTTTACAACCATAGGAAATTGGGATTGCTCTACTAGAACAACGCCATTTACGTTTATTCTCGGGGGTTTTTATTTATTTGGCAATGTTACTTTTTCATCAAGTATAACCCTTAGCTCAACTGGATCACCTACTTTTTTTCCGGCTGCAGGAAATATATTAAATGTTACTTCTAGCGGAGCTACTTTTCCAGTTTCAGTAACTTTTTCTCCGGCGCCAACTGAGGCTGTAATGCTGCTTGATAATTTAAGTGTTACAACCAGAATAGATTTATTAGCAGGCACGCTTAATCTTAACGGAAAAACACTTTCCGCAAATCAGGTTAATGGAACAAACGCAATTATTATTTTCGGTAATGGTAATATGCAAATAGGCGGCAACATTATAGGATCAGGAATTAATTGTCGGGGCTCCGGGAATGTAACACTAACTGCAACCTCCGGTGCTTCTATTGATGCGACAAATTCTAATTTTCCAAATGTTGCGTTTACGGCAACGGGTTCAAAATCAATAGCCGCGGGTAATACTTTTAACAGCTTAACTGTTGTTCCGGGGGTGACAGTAGTATTTGCCGGCGGGTCTACAACCAAATTTTTTAATTTAAATTTGTTAGGAAGCGCGGGAAATTTAATTCACTTATTTTCAAGTACTACATTTTTTCTTGAAAAATTAAACGGTGGTGTAGTTAATTGCGATTATTTACGATTAACTAGGTCAGCAGCAAGCCCAGCAAATACATTTTTTGCGGGAACAAATTCAGTAAACGTAAGCGGCAATAGTGGTTGGATTTTTGCCGCAGCCCCCGCAGCCACAAACAACGGCATATTCTTAGCTTTTAAATAAATTATGAACGAGATTAATCCTGTAGAGTACGGCAAGCTAGTCCAGTCTGTAGACAACCTAGAGCGTAAAGTAGACGCCATGGAGGCAGACATTAAAAAATTAGTGGCCATGGCAGAGCGCAGTAAAGGCTCGCTGTGGGCGTTGATGGGCGTCGCCTCGGTAGCCGGGGCGTTTATTAGTTATATATCTGAAATGGTGTTTAGAAAATGAGCGAACAGACTTATATTGAATCTGCCAAAGAAGTCGCCGGTAAGGCGATCGGCAAGCATGGCCTAATCTACATTACCCTCATCGTAGCGATGGGTGTAGGTGCATCGATTGTGCTAGAAGAAAACAAAATGGCCGCGGTCATGGGACTACTGGGCGCGTCATTGACAGCCTTAATCTCCATGCTCAACGGCGTAGCTGGTGCAACACCCAAACAAGACAAGCCTGAGTTTGAAATTATGAAGGAGCTTATCCAACGCTTAGACGGTATGGCCGACCGCGATCCAATGTCCGTCCAAGTTGAAGGCGGCAAAGTCACCGTGCGCAAGGGCGACAACGAGACCACGGTAGGTAAGAAATAATGTTAGGGCTGGATACTATTGTCGGCGTTGGGATGAAGCTGATTGACAAGCTAATTCCCGATCCAGCTGCCAAGGCACAGGCCCAGTTAGAATTAGCCAAACTTGCCCAAGAAGGCAAGCTGGCAGAAATACAGGCAGACACTGCAGAATCACAAGAAGTCACCAAACGCGCGCAGGCCGACATGGCCTCTGACTCTTGGCTATCCAAGAACATCCGCCCCATGACCCTAATCTTTATCCTTGGCGGCTACTTTGTGTTTGCCATGATGTCCGCCTTTGGCAACAACGCAAACGAAAAGTACGTTGAGCTGCTAGGTCAGTGGGGTATGCTGGTTATGTCATTTTACTTTGGCGGCCGCACCCTTGAGAAAATCATGGACATGAAAGCAAAGAATGAACCTAAGTCCTAACTTCACACTCCAGGAATTAACCGTATCTGAGATAGCCGCGCGCAGGAACCTGGATAACACCCCCAACGCGACCGAGGTAGCTAACCTAGTCCGAGTTGCGGAGTTGCTAGAACAAGTCCGTGCCCTACTTGGCAAACCGATCCTGGTCAATTCTGCATTCCGCTCTAAGGCTGTGAATGACGCCGTGGGGTCGCGCGACACCAGCCAGCACCGACTGGGCTGCGCCGCGGACATTCGTGTCCCAGGCCTCACTCCCAAGCAGGTAGTCCAGGCCTGCATTGACGCCAAGATTCCGTTTGACCAGGTCATTGAAGAGTTTGACTCCTGGACCCACATCAGCGTACCTAACACACCCAGCACCACACCTCGCCGGCAGGCATTGATTATTGATAAACAAGGCACACGACCGTTTGTCTAAACCCCAATTTGCATTATTATATGCAAAGTAAGGAGAAAACATGATTCAGTTTATTGCGGTCTGGCTGCTTGTCTTCGTTGTGATATTTACAAGCGTACAAGAAAAACCAGACCAGCCATTTGAGTGGGTATCAGATTCTACCATCGTCCTAGTCGAAAACTTTGAAGGAAAGCGCCACAAAGCCTACCGAGACAGCCAGGGTAACTGGACGATTGGCGTAGGGCATTTGATTAGGCGTGAGACGCGTCATTTGCTGCATACAGAGCTTTCTGAGGAGGAGGTAAGGGGTATCCTACACCAAGACCTAGAAAAGTGCTCTACGGCTCTGCAAACGGCTCTGAGCGTGCCTGTCACTAGGCTACAAGCCGACGCATTGCACAGCCTGTGCCATAACATCGGTCCGGACAACATGCGCCGCTCGGACGTGGTAAAACATCTGAACGCTGGAGATCCTGAAAAAGCGGCTCAAGCGTTTATGAACTGGTCTAACCCACCAGAGTTACGAAACCGTAGAAAGGCCGAAAAAGCCCTTTTCCTAGCAGGCACATAGGGCGCAAAACTGCACTATTTTGTATTATTATATATAGGACCTGATCAGTCTAATCAACAACTTAACTCGAGGATATACCATGGAAGGCTTCAAAAAATTACCTAAGGGCGTAGCATGCTTCAAAGAAGGCGGCTCCGTCTATAAGTCACGCCACTCTGAAAAGTCAGAAGTCTCCCAGGACATCGCCAAGGACAAGCAGATTGTCAAAAAGGCTGTCTCGATCCACGACAAGCAGCAACATCAAGGCGAGAAGACTGACCTCTCCAAACTCAAAAAAGGCGGCCGCGCCAAGAAAGAAGGCGGCTGCGTTGGTCGCTACAAGTCCGGCGGCAAAGTAGAGAACGCCTACGGCACGCCTAAGACAGACAAAGACATCAAAGACATCGCTAACACAAAACGCCAAAAGCCTAAGAAGATGCAAATGGGTGGCATGACTGGCCCAGCCGCTGCAGGTCCAGCGGCAGCAGCCCCATCAGCAGCCACTGGTCAAATGACTGAATTAGAAAAGCGCCGCAATTTAGAAAAGATGGCACGCGCCAAGAAATACCTTAGTCCGTCCCAACAGTCTGAACTGATTAAACAAGACCCAAGAGCTGCAGGCTTGACTGGTAACATCGGCTACAAGCACGGCGGCAAGATTAAGAAGTGCGCAGAAGGCGGCTCTTTAAAAGAGACTAACGCTGAAGAAAATCCAGGTTTAGCTAAGTTGCCAACTAACGTACGTAACAAGATGGGATATGCTAAAAAGGGCGGGAAGGTCTGCTAATGCCTTTTAAATCCGAAGCTCAAAAAGGCGCAATGTACGCCGCGGCCGCTGGCAAGTCAACTCTTGGCATCCCTAAAAAGGTTGGCAAGGAGTTTGTCAAGGCAGGCCCGGCGTCTAAGAATCTACCTAATAAAGTACAAAAGCGCGCCGCCGGCCGCGGGAGATAATCTGTGGCATATTCTGGGACAACTGGCAACACCACGATCAACGTTGATCAACTTATTTCCTATGCGTTTCGTGACGCAGGTAAGACCTCGGAAGAGATGACGCCAGAGTACGTGGACGCAGCTAAGCAGGCGCTGTTCTACAACCTGCAAAACCTATCTAACCTTGGCGTTAATCTTTGGCTTTTGGAAAATCAATTGTATGGCGCCGTAACAGCACAGCAACAGCTCTATCTACCAAAGACAGTTATTGATGTGCGTGAAGCGAACTGGGTCTACATTATTAACTCAGCGGCCGCTGAGTACCTCCCCGTGTCTAACGTAGACTCCCCCGCGGTGTTTAGTCAAAACTTAGACCTAGTCTCGACAGCAACCGTCGGCGCAAATTGGTTTGGTTTAGAGTATCAAAACGCACAGCCAGTTTTTTATGTTGGCTTTAACGGCTACGCAGCAGGCGGCGGCACGACAACCTATAATTTTGCGTATGAGGTCAGTGACGACGGAGTAACCTGGTCAACAGTCCAGCAGTTTCCGGCGACGACGCTATCGGATCGTGAGTGGGCCTATTTTAATATTAGTACCACACCAAACCATTTGTTTTACCGTTTACGCGAGACAGTAGCCACCACATTCTCAATCCGTCAGATTGTATTCTCAACTAGCCAACAGGTTATTCCGCTGTCGCGTCTAAACCGTGACGACTACTGGAACCTTCCTAACAAACAATTTCCTTCGGTGCGCTCGTTGCAGTATTGGTTTGATCGTCAGATTGAACCGTCAATGTACTTGTGGCCTGTCCCGAACAATGACTTTCAAATGTTTCAATTAGTTGTTGAAAAGCAAATGCAAGACGTAGGCTCGTTAACAGATCAAATCTACGTGCCTGACCGCTGGATTAATTGCGTACAAAAGCAATTGTCACACAGCATGTCATTGCAACTTCCAGGGGTAGACATAGCACGTATTCAGTATTTAGATGCACAAGCAAACAAGGCATTTATGCAAGCTAGTGAGGAAGATCGTGACAAATCTCCAATCTATTTCCAACCTAACTACAGCTACTATACACGATGAGCGGCGCATACGTAATGACCTATAGCAACCTGGTGGAGGACGTTCAGCGTTATATGGAACGTGACGACGCCGGATTTGTTGCACAGATACCCAGTCTAATTGGACTAGCGGAGGCAGCAATTGCCGCCGAGCTAAAGTCACTACTACAATTAACTGTAGTAGAGACAACACTTGCCGAAAATCAGGTAATACTAAATAAACCGGCGCGTTGGAGAAAGACCGTTTCTATGAAGGTAAATGGCGCGCCAATTGTTATGAGATCCCAAGATTATGTTGCGATGTACCAGTCTCAATCCACTGCAGGAACACCAAAATTTTATGCAGAGTATGACTACAACAACTGGGCGATTGCCCCGGCCCCAAGCGCTGACTCCGCCGTAGAGATTATTTACTATAGCGAAATTCAAAAACTAGACACATCAAACCAAACAAACCTATTTACCCGTGAGTGCCCCCAGGCAATGCTGTTCGGAACTTTATTGCAAGCCCAAGGCTACCTAAAAGCATTAGATAAGTTACCTGTATGGAAAGCATACTACACTGAGTCTCTAGCTGCCTTGAAGAAAGAAGATAGCTCACGTCGTATCGACAGAAATACTACGGTCCAGGAACCATAAACTATGCCAATATTTACATCACCATTTACCGGAACAGTCGTACAGCCAACCGACGTATCGTACTACGATCTTAACTTTAGCGCTAATGTACAGCTTTTTTGGCCTGCGGTTGTTAATCCACAGCAAGTCCCTGCCGCGCGTATTATTGACGCCACGCCGTCTGTTGCTAGTTTAATTGTTAAACTGCCAGAGGCAAACCAAGGCACCACTGGCGCAGATATTTTGATCCGTAACTTTGGCGCTGTTGCATTTACTGTTCAAGATTTTGCGGGCACTGGATCGGTGTCAATTCCCGCCGGCGTATCTAAATACTTCTACCTATCGGATAATTCAACTTCTGCGGGTGTCTGGCAAAATGTTACATTTGGTGCAGGCACCTCGTCGGCCGATGCCGCCTCGTTAGCTGGCGCCGGTTTAGTTGCTTTGGCGGGCAAATTAAACGCCACACAAAACATTGTCGAGGTATCATCCCCACCCGTAATTACCGACGCCAGCCGCGCCAGTACATTTCTTTGGGTTTCTGGAAACAATAGCATTACTCTACCAACTTCGGCAAGTTTAACCGCTGGCTGGTTTATTGCGTTTAGAAATGCTGGAACCGGGACGTTGACGTTCACCACCCAGGGTACGTCGATAATTAACGGCGGCGCCAATCTGGACGTAAACCCCGGCGAGTCTGGTTTTATTGTGTTTCAAGAATCCACTGGGGATTTTTTCACTGTAGGATTAGCTATCCCGTCTAACGTAACATTTACCTCAGCGACGTACGACGTAGACTCAATTATCCCCAATACGTTTAGCTTAGTAGCATTTGCGCCAATTATTCAGACGTATGTCGCGCTGTCTGGCACACGAACCGTTGACTTAGCTGTCACGTTACCTGCGACAACACAGCTATACATTTTAACAAATAACACCGGGCAACCGGGCTACAGTATTACTTTTCAAATATCGGGAAGCATCCAGGCGCCAATTATTGTAGCCGATGGGTCTGTTGCGTTGGTGTTAAGCGACGGTAACTTTTTGTATGTTATTAGTCAAACTACTACAACTGCGTTTTTTGCCGTAAACGGATCCGCTGGTGGGCCAGCGTATTCATTTATTAACGACAACAACACCGGCATGTTTCTTCCAGGTGTTGGTGTTTTGGGTCTGTCGGCAAACTCAACTGAACTGTTAAATCTTGACAATAGTAACGTGCTCGATCCGCAGGTATCTACGCCGGCAACATTTACCGCTGGGTTGATTAGTGGCGGGACCTTTGTCTAATGGCTGGAGAAAACAAATTACCTGACCAGTATAATCTGGTCTATACGCTTGGCGTACAGCCCGGCATAAAACGAGACGGCACAGTGTTTGAGTCACGTGAGTTTAGTGACGGGGAGTGGTGTCGTTTTCAGCGTGGCGTACCTAAAAAAATTGGTGGCTACAGACAGCTATTTTCCACTTTTACTGGTGTACCAAGGGGGTTAATAGCCAATTCGTATAACGGTGTTAACTACATTTTCGCTGGTAACGAGTTTGGTTTAGAAGCGTTTACAACGGGGACTACGTTTGGTGTTGGTAGCGGTCCGCTTACTGTAAATATTTTGCCCGGGTATGCACCATTTACCCTGGTGTCAAATACCGCCAGTCAATTTGTAATCGCTGGTGATGTGGCCGCGGCGTTTCCGGCTAGTATGAAGGTTGTATTTAACAACAATATTGCTACCCAAACAACGGTAATTAGCGCGACGTACTCATCGCCAAATACCACGGTAATTGTAACTACATCTAGTATTGCAGGGTCGCCGACGACAGTGTCTTTGTATGATCAAACGTTTTCACCAGACCCAAACCTATTGTGGCAGTTTGACTTACAGTACTCACCGGCTGGCGGGTCACTACAAGTTTTAGCGCACCCAGGTATTAATTTAGCAAACATTGACAACGCCATACCGACTCAAGTATTGGTTGGTGGACTATTACCAAACGCAATAAATCAATGGAACTTCCAGGGATTGGCTGATACGGGCGGTCAAAACCCAACCTATCGCCCAATTATTGTAGACGGCGGCGTGTGCGTGTTGTACCCGTTCACGTTTGTGTATGGTTCAGATGGGTTTATAGCCAATAACAACGTCGAAACAAACACAACACTGACAACGTATGGTCAGCAGACAATCACCGATTGGAACGGTCCGACAGCTAACCAGGTCAATATGGCCTCGTCTAAGGTTGTTAAGGGCATACCAGTGCGCGGCGGTACTAACTCCCCCTCTGGATTGTTTTGGGCAACCGATAGCTTAATCCGCGTTTCTTTCACGGGAGCCGCCCCGCTCTACTGGCGTTATGATATTATTTCCAGCCAGATCTCTACGCTATCATCCTCGTGCTTTGTTGAGATGGATGGTATTTTTTACTGGATGGGTGTTGACCGTTTCTACCAATATAACGGTACGGTCTCTGTACTGCCAAATGATAAAAACGTAAACTGGCTATTTGACAACCTCAACTTTGTACAGCGCCAAAAGGCATGGACTACCAAAGTGCCCCGGTATAATGAGATCTGGTTCTTTTATCCTCGTGGTGAGGCAATGGAGTGCACCGACGCTATTATCTACAACGTTAAAGACAAGATCTGGTACGATGCTGGCAGCGCGCCGGGTTCGCGTAGATCGTGTGGTTATACAACGGAGATATTCCCGACACCAATCTGGGCGGGATGGGAGAGTGTTAACACGTTCAGTCCTTCTTTTACCGTAATTAGTAATCCACCAAGCGAGCCGGCACCAACCGCAACCCAGATTTATTTAAACGGCGACGCGACAATTACGTTTGGAGCTGGTGATTATGTGGCCACGTCAAACGGGGAAAATCCGCAGACATATAAAGTACTAACCAGCCAGTTCATATTTAACTCCACAGTTGCCGCGACTAACCCCGAGGGAGTAACTTTAATAACGGTCGCTAAGGCGTTTAATCCGTCTTTAGCTGCTGGCGATTTAGTTTACTACATTGAGGGCGGCTACCCACTCTGGCAGCATGAGTTTGGCACAAACGCGATCACGCTTAACCAAGAGTTTGCAATTACGTCCAGTATCACGACCTGTGACATTAGCTGGGTCGGCGGAATACCATCCCAAGACACCCCCACTGGCGTCAATCGTCGTATGCACCTACGACGTGTCGAGCCTGACTTTGTTCAGACCGGGGAGATGGGCATGACTATCCTAGGGCGTAAGTTTGCCCGCGGTGAAACAGAAAACTCCGGCCCATTCTACTTTGACCCGGACACCGGCAAGATTGACCTACGCGTAGAGCACCGCGAAGTTCGGCTTAAGTTTGAGTCCAACGTGCTTAACGGCAATTTTGAGATGGGACGCCTGCTGATTACGGCAGAGTACGGCGACGAGAGACCATGAGCATTCAGACATTCTTTCCGAGCAATCCGGAGTACATGACCTGGGAGGATTGGAACGGTAACTTTCTACACTACTTTGGCGAAGAGCCAATTATGTATGGCCCTGAAGCCGATTGGAAACTGGTAGCAAAAAACATTAGTCAGTTGACTACTTTTGAGAGCTACCCGGTCCCAGACCCAGAGGGGTTTAAGACATGGCAAGAATGGGCCTCAGCGCTTAGCTTTATTTTAAACGGCCCAACCCAATAAAAGGGGCGCTAAAGCGCTCTTTTTTGTATTATTATATATAGAAGCAATCTAACCCTAAGGAGTTACCATGCACGGCCAACAAACAATGAAGTACCTCAACGACAAAGCGGTAGCTGATGCTATTATGAAAAAACAAGCTCAGGCCCCAATTGACCCCGCTTTCCAAAAAGCTGTTGAAGAGGCCCTCGCCGCTCGCGTAAAAAACATTACGCAGTAAATGTCGTCTTTTGTAGACTCAAAAACCCGCAAGTTATCTACCGAAGAGATAATTGCAATCGCTGCCAAAGAAATTGGCGGTAAGTACACGCCTGAGCAAATTAAGGCGAGTCTTACCGCTGAGGCATACGAGATGAAGGGCTTGATGCTACAAGAAGGAAATACTATATTTGTGGTACACCCATCAGCACAGATGCGCGGTGTTGCCGTATTTCGTGCGTTAAACGCAGACACCATGCCAAACTATTTAAAGAACAGCCTAGTGTTTACCAAGGCTATTGGGTTGGCTGGTTTTAAATACATTGTTACTACGTTTGAAGAGCCATCACTACTTAATATTTTTAAGTACGTTAAACGCAACCAACCATTTCCTGGTATGGGCTACGCCGTTGAGAAATCAAAAGACGGCACTAAGTTTAGGGTAACCGTAAATTTAGGTAAAACGGACGCTGGTGGTTTACCAGATCAAGGAGTCCCTCAACCCCCTGGAGCGCTATAATGGGTGGCGTAGTAGACTTCGTAAGTGATGTATTTGAGGGCGCTGGCGATTTTGTAGGCGACGTCATTGAATCCGTTGGTGATATTGCTGTAGATGTTGTAAGGGAAGTTGGCAACGCGGTAGTATCAATTGGCGAAGAAGCAGGAAAAATTGCCCAGGCCGCAATTAATGATCCAATCGGGACCATTGCTAAAGTGGCAGCGGTTGCAACACAACAGTACTGGGCGCTACCACTAATCTCCGCGGCAACGGTAGTCGCGAGTGGTGGTGACTTAATGCAGGCGGCGCTTGCCGCTGGTATCTCGTATACTGGTATGGAAATTGCAAGTGGCCTTACAGATTATTTAGCTGGACCAGCGTTTGACAGCGTCGCCAGTATGGCTGCACAAGATGCCGTAGCCTTATCGGCACAAGGCCTTAGCGCCGGACAAATCGCTGAGGTATTAGGTCAGTCGTATCAATTAGGCTCAAGCGTCGCAGGCAGTATGGCCGCGGCGGCTGCAGCGGGCATACCGGCGTCAACGGTGGCTACGGCCTACGCTGGCGCATTTGGTGAGCAGCTTAACGGTGTAATGACCACTGCATCACAGAAGATTTTACAGGGCGCGGCTGGTAACGGCGTTGCCAACGCGGCCATGACTATTGCACGTGGCGGCGATCCCACAGAGGCATTGATCTCCAGTTTAACCGGCGCAGCTGGTACTGTTGTAGGTGGTAATGCAAATATTGGTTTAAGAGAGCTTGGCGCAAACGCGGCAGTCTCCAATGTGCTAAGTGCCACTGCAGGCGCTGCTACAAAAGGTTTATTATCTGGCCAAGATTTTACCACGGCGACAGGTAGTGCATTAATTAATAACATCATTAACACGACCTTGTCAGAATCTGGCAAGGCAATTAAAAATTCAGAGTTTGCTCAAGGCGTTAAAAATCAATTTAATAGTTTGATTGAGGGGGCAAAAGGTTTCCTTGACTCGTCATCCGAGACAGCCAAGGCAGAGAATGCAAAGTTATTAGAGTTATCTCGTGAAAACGAGGGAATCATTACCCAAGCAAAATCTATACAAGATGAAGCTGAAGACTACAGAACAAACACACTAACCCCAGCGCAACAGGCCGCAGAAAAAGCGTATGAAGTGGCTATGGGCTCGTACGATGAGTATAAGTTGGTAACTGACAAGTTTGGTGATTTGGTTACGCGGTATGATCAAGCTAAGGCCGCCGGCAATACAGCACTAGCGAACCAATTAGCCGATGAGGCAAACGCGCTTATACCAGACATCAATACAAAGACAGCAACGTATAATTCAGACTTTAATGCTTACGATGCCGCCAAAAATGATTTTGCTGCCAAGAACGATACGTTCACTGGTTATGCAAACAAACTGACAGAATTAAACACCAAGTACTTAGAAATTAACAATCGCGCAAACGAACAAGCTAAAGTAGTTGAGTCTGCGGCAACGACGTTTGAAGAGGCTAGGTCTCAGTTTGAAAACAGTGTCAAGCAAGTAATTGCAGACACCGAGACAGCACAAAATACAATTGCAGACTATTCTACCGATGCGCAAAAAGCATTTGAGCGCTCGTTTGCCTCTGGTAAGACAGCACTTGAAGCCGCAGATTTTGCGGGTGAATTAAATAGCCAGTCCGGCACAGCACAAAAAGCATTTAACCAGGCATTTGACCAGGGGCTTGATGTACAAGATGCCTTTGAATTGTCTCAGCAAATTAATGCGATGCCTAAGACAGCTCAAAACTATTATGAGTTTGCGACGTCGTTTGGTTTAAAACCAACTGATGCCGCTGGTATTGTTGCCGATGTCTCTGGCATGAGCAACGTGGCACAGCAAGTGTTCTTTGATAACCTGGCACAAAAGTATGACACTGAAGCTGCCCTGTCTGCCGCCCAAAACGTAAACAGCTTAAATGCCGCCCAGCAAAGTACATACTTTAACGCCAAGTTAAATGGCCTTGATCCTGAGTTAGCTATGAACGCCGCAAAAGAAGTAGGCGGTCTATCAAGGGATCAGCAAAATACATACATTAACAATCTACGTAATGGTGTAGACCCCCAAACAGCTAAGTTTTTAGCAGCGTTACAATTGGATAAGACGGCCGCAACAGATCCAAACCAGGCTAATCTTGGAGCATTTAAAACCCAAGACGCTAAAGACGCGTATAACTTGTATATTGCTGCCGGTCAAGATATGGCTACGGCAAAGGCTATTGCACAAGGAATTGATGATGCGGCTGCAGCGCAGGGAACAGGCTCACAAGTAGCCGGAACTGGATCAGCAGCTCCATTTGTTCCGTTTAGTGAGTTATCTCAAGTGTACCCACCACGCGGAACAGAAACAGAACTTGGTGCAAGTGGGGATACTGGACAAATTGGTGTAAGCGGTGAAAAACCTGTGGGTGTTTTAACCCAGGCTGAAATTGATCAGTACCGCAAAGAAGGAATTTCGGAAGAGGATATTCAAAAAGCAATTGGCCAGTATGGCATGGCTCCAGTAGATATTCCAAATCAAAATCCTGTGGTGCAAGATTTAATTAATTCACTATTCACTGGCCCAAAGCCAGTTAAGACTGCAGCCACACCAACACCAAATGTACCAACAACACCAGGTACTTCTACAACACCCGGCGCGACTACAACACCAGGTACTGTACCAAGCACCGGCACTAATACAACCGGCACGGCGACCAACACCACAGGCACACCAGGGACAGCATCAACAACCAGCGGTGGATCGACAACCGGAGAGGCCCCATCGGGCGGAACCGGAACCGGAGAAGCTCCTACCGGCGGCGCAACACCCGGCACTGGCACCGGCGCTGGCGGTACTGGAACAGCTGGCACCGGAACGACTGGCACAGGCACTGGCGGGGGTGGTACAGGCGGTGGCGGTGCCGGTGGAGGTGGCGGCGGCGGCGGTTATGGCAACTGGGCTGCGGTATACGGCGGTCAAGATCAATACGGCGGCATTAAAAATTTAACACCAGGACTGACAGAAAGAATGGACTATAATTTATCTGGTTTACCAACCGACATTAACACAAATAATCCTATGATGGAAGTTCCTGAATTTTCAACAGGGGGAACCACCACATACAATCCGTTTTCTACAAAAGATGCACAGGGAAGTGGGATTAGTGGTTCTTTGGCTCCTGGCTTAAGCAAAGCACAAATTAACTACATTTTAACTGGCTTGCCTGGCAACAATGTATCAGTACCTGGTAAGGCTGAGGGTGGCTCGATCGAAGGACACAACCCAGAGTTTTACTCAGAGGGTGGATTGAGCTCGATGGAGAATCGCTACGTTGAAGGTGAAGGTGATGGTACAAGCGATTCTGTTCCAGCGATGTTGGCTAACGGTGAGTTTGTAATCCCAGCGGATGTAGTATCAAAAATTGGTAATGGTAGCAACGAGGCAGGCGCTGGTGTATTAGATCAGTTCTTAGTAGAAATCAGAAAACATGCGCATTCTAACGGTGAGAAATTACCGCCAGAAAGCAAGGGCCCCTTGGGCTATTTATTAGATGCAAAACGTAAGGTAAAGGCATAATCATGGCTGGCTTAAATAATATTATTACCAACACAGCTCAGCAGCAGACAACGCTGCCGTCTTGGTTTGACACTGCGCAGCAGAACGTCGTCAGCCAGGCTGGTCAGGCATTCGGTGCCGCGCCCGCCCCACAACAGACCGTCGCACAGAACGCAGTTAACCAGTTGCAAGGTCCTAACAACGCCTTTAACCAGGCCTCCGGTACCTTGCAAAACATTGCGACTGGCGCAGCCAATCCGTTTATTACCAACCCAACCACCGGCCAAGTAACTCCAAATACTGGCACGGCACTGGGTGGTTTATTTCAAGCACAAAACCAGCAGCTGCAACAACTCATGCCAAACGTTACAGCTCCTGTCGAGGGCGCTAATATTGGCTCTGGTCAATTTGGTAGCTTGCGCGGTCAGACAGCTGTCAACAAGGCCATGGGTGATGCCCAGGCTCAGTTAGCCGCACAGCAAATGCAGGCCGCATTGACAAACCAAGCAACTGGCGTAAACGCAGCTCAAGGTGTTGGTAACTTAGAGCAGCAAGAAATTAATAACCTTTTATCTGTTGGTCAGTACGAGCAAGCCTCGCCGTTCACTAATGTATCAAACTATGGTAAAGTACTTGGTGGTATTCAGGCACCAACTACTGTATCTAACCAGACACAATTGTCGCCACTTAACCAAGTCGGCGGTTTGATTGCCGCTCTTGGTGGCACAAGTTCCGGCACTGGTATTTTAAACAGTCTGGGAGTTGGCGGCCTAAATAGCATTTTCAACAGTATTAGTAATGCGTTTAGGGGATCACCAACCTACACTGGCCCAAGCTACGGAACTAATCCTGATTTTGATAATAGCTTTTTTGACACAAATTCTTACGATTAAGGTAGACTATGTCACCACTTGAAACCTTAAAAACATTGCCACCAGATGAAGAGACCCCTGTTAGTGCCCCTTTAGCAACCGGAACACCAGTTGCTGCTAAGGGACCGTACGCTCTTCCAAGTGGCAAAAGTGCCGTAGGCGTAGATCCTAGCCTGTTAGAGAACATGCAAAAGCTGATCGCTGACCGTGAAAAGCAAAAAGGTAGTTTTTTGGAGTCACTAAAAGACGCTAACGCGTGGTGGTCCGGCGGCGCTGCGGGTCCCGGTGAGGCATTGCGTGCTCGTGCCAAGGAACGTGAAGAGCAAGAAGCTACTACGTTTGGCATGAAGAGCCAGATTGCTCAGTACAAAGCACAACAGGATTTAGCACAAAAGACACAACAAGATGTATTAGGCGCTCTTGGTGGTGGATCTAGCGCTCCAGGTGCTGGTGGCGGCTTTGGTACACAAATTGATCCTGCTATGGCCCAGCAGATTCGTGATCTAGCCCAGACAGATCCTGCAGCTGCTCGTAAGTTATTGCAAGATCACACTAAGAAAATGGCCGAAATTACTGCGGCTGCTCGTTTGAATAAAGATTCTTACGCTAAGGTTATTGAGGTACGTACTGCAGACGGTAAACTTGAAAATGTATCGTTAATGGAATTGCTTGGCAATCCACAGAAGTACCAACCAACAGAAAAAGGCGCGCCAATTGTCACTCAGATGACTGGCGGCATAACACCAGAAAACATTAGAACCGTTGAGAGCGGTGGTCGTCCTGATGCAGTTAGCCCTAAAGGCGCTGAAGGTGTTATGCAGGTCATGCCTAACACACAGACAAACCCTGGGTTTGGTGTGGCTCCTGCTAAAGATAAGAGTCCACAAGAGCTCGAGCGTGTTGGTCGTGACTACTACGCGGCTATGCAAAATAAGTATGGCCACGATACCCTCGCGGCTATTGCATACAATATGGGTCCAGGTAAGACAGACGCATGGCTCAAAGCCGGTGCTGACTTTAACAAGCTGCCCGCAGAGACGCAGGCATACATTGGTAAAGTTAATTTGGCTAATGCGATGCAGACAAGACAGGCGCCTGCTGCCGCTGCGGCGCCAGTGGCAACGACGCCCGCTACAAGTGCAGTTAGCCCTGCAGCAGGTCCTTCAGCACTTCCAACAGTCTCGCCACTACCTAAGTTAGGTTTGCCAGATCAGCCAGACAACTTCCCAGTTGTCGCAGGTGAAGAGAAACAGGCTGTGACATTGCCAACAGCTGCTCCTGCTCCAGCACCTGTAGCGGCTCCTGCGGCTCCTCGTGCTCCGACCACTCCTGTTGCGCAAAAAACAATTCCTGAATTACGCGCCGAGCAAGCAGCTAACGCTGAGTTCCAAAAAGAAGCGGCCACTGGTGCTGGTAAAAATATTGCAAAACAGCAAGAAGAGTTTGAGGCAAATACTAGCGCAACGAACGTCATTGAAAAGCGCGCGGCTAACCAGCGTATTATTGATCTGGTTATGGGCTCGCCTAACAGCGTTGGCCTCTTAGAAAAACCAGGTATGGGAGCTGCACTGGCTACCTTGGCTAAGAATGGTCTGAACACACCATCTGGCGCAATTGGCGTACAAGAGCTGGAAGACGCATTAGTAAAAGTAATGCCTGGCACCGATCAGAAGACCATCAACGCACGTAACGAGATTAAGCAGAACTTGGCCCGTGGTGAGTTAGAGGCCAGTAAGTTAGCACAAGGTCAGGGCGCGGTCTCAGACTTTGAGCGTAGATTATTTGCTAAGGTATCTGGCTCCACAGCAGATACTCCTGAGCTGTTAATCAAGCGTCAGATGGCTTTGGTTGCTAGAGAAAACTTAAACGAGAAATTAGGCAGACTGTGGGGTGAAGAACAAACCTCCGGTAAGGCTCCAAATTTTGCTCAGTTTAAAAATAACCCAGAGCGTCGTAGGCTCATTGCAGAATACGACAAAGAACTAAATGAGATTTTAGCTAAAGAGATTAACATTCCAAAGAGTGGCGCAGCAAAACCAGCTATTCCAAAGTACGACGCAGCAAAAGAAACTCGTTATCAACAGTGGAAACAATCCCAGGGAACTAAGCAATGACAGAGCAAGAAGAGTTTGAGTTTCGTCAAAGACTAGAGCGAGAGCAAGAGCAGGCTGCTTCAGGAGTTGGCAGCAGCGCTCAAGTTGACCAAGTTAACCCACTGTACGGTGTTGCTGGCGGCGCGTTTGCCGGTCAAATTCTAGGACCTGCTATTAACAAGGGCGTTGAGGCTGTTCGTAGCGGCGCCCCAGGTGCCGCGGCGACTCCAGGTGCTGCAAGTGGTGCATCCCCCGGTCAAAAGTTTGCTGCAAAGACAGGCTACGGCTCTGGTACAGGTTTTACTGTAGAGGAAGTCGTAGAGCACAAAAAAGCCCAAGAGAAGCCGATCGGAAAAGGTAAAATAACCAGCAAGATTCCTGGTAATTCACCAATGAACGTGGATCGCATGCTGCAGTTAGAAGCCGCACAGAAGGCTGAGGCGGCGCGCAGAGCGGCTGCCTTAGGTCAGGGTGCCTCTTCTCTTCCGGCGCCTGTACAGGCCGCTGGTCGCTTCATAGGCGGTGCTGCGCAGTCTGGTGTCACACCATATGTTGGCCGTGGCGTAGCTGGTGCAGGTGCTGGCTTTCAAGGTGTTGACGCATACAATCGATTCCAAAAGGGCGACTACCCAGGCGCCGCTATTAGTGGTCTAGGCGCGCTTGGCTCTGCCGCGTCGTTTATACCTACCCCAGTGACTCGAATTGGTGGTCCTGCAATTGGTGTCGGCGCTGAGCTGCTGAACCAGTACCTTGACAGCCTAAAGAAAAAAGTAGAGGGGATGGATCAACCAGCCGCCGCTCCTGCTCCCGTACAGGGACCACTAAGTCAGCCAGCGCCGCAAGGCATGGCTAAGGGTGGGGAGGTTTTAAAGCAATTAAAAAAGTTAAACCTCGCCGACTTAGAAGGTAAGACACTGTTAGGTACAATGTCTGACCGCACTAAGGTAGGCGGGGGATTAAAAGGTGGTCCAATGTTCCCAACCGTGCATGAAGGTGCCGCATGGGCTATGGATGCCCCCGGAGCCGCTACACGTCTTTTGAAGGCCATGCACACAGCTGGTGGTCCAGATCAGACAGTAGTTGCTCCTATGCTAATGTCCACTGGAGCCCATCGTTCAAACCGTGATGTATCTAAAATGGCGGTTGATCAATTCCAAAAGAATTTCCAAGGTGGTGGTTTTTCACCAGAGCGTTTAAAAGAAATTGAAGAGCGCATTCGTATCATTAAAGGTTTGCAAGAGCACCCTGGTATGATGGATGAAAACGCTGCTAAGATTATGGACAAGCTAACGTTTGCTCAACGTAAAGAATTAGTTGACGTTTTGGGTTCTAAGCCAAAGCAAGCAATGGCTTTGGATCTGCAAAAGTTACTGCGCGAAACCACAGAGCCAGGTTTACAAGAAGCTCCACTGGGTGCAATTGGTCCATCGGTATTTAAGCTATCCGGCGAGCGTTCTATCAATCCATCTTTGCATGGATCGTATAGTCACATTCTGCACGGTGAGCCTGTAGGCGCAATTGATCCTATTCCACGTGAGTTCTTATTCCGTGATTTGGAATCTAAAGCAATGAAAGAATTAGGTCGTCCGTTGTCTGATTATAATTACCGCACATCAGTTGGCACACCATCACAACTAATTGATGATAAACTGTTACGGTCTTTAGAAGAACTAGGATACTTGAAATAAATGGCAAAACCAACACCCGCCCAAATGAAGGCCGCAGTAGAGGCCTTTAAGAAAAAGTTTACTGGTGGATTTTATCATGGCAGCCCGTCAAACAAAATTAAGGCGTTTGATGCAAGCAAAGGTGATAAAGCATTTCCGACTGAGGGCGTTACTTTTGTAACCCGCGACCCAGACTTTGCGGATGGTTTTTTAGATATGCACAGAAACCAAAAAGGTGGTTGGGATTACAACAAGGGGTCCACGGTGTATCCCGTCAATGTGAATCTAGGTAAACATTTTGTGCCAGGTAGCCCTGAAGGCAAAGCTGCAATTAGTGAATTTGTAAAGAATTTGCCCGCCAATCCTGATGCTGCAATGTCTGCAGCAAAACGCGCCCAACTTTTAGAATCCGGCGCTTGGGATGTCATGGAAGACCCTAAATTTTTAGACTATTTAAAAAGTACAGGCCACGACAGCTTTACGGTAATGGAAGGCGGCGTTCCTAACGTCGGCATTTTCAAACCACAAAACATCCGCGGTAAGTTCGCTAAGTTTAATCCGGAAGACGCTGAGTCGCCAGACTTTATGAAGGCTAAGGGCGGTAAGGTGGGCGCGCTGACTGGATTAGCAAAGAACCTGCACGGTCAAAACCCGAAGGTTGCTAAGGCGCTAGAAGAGTATTTGAAAGGCAATATCAGCCAAGAGGAGCGCATTCGTATCCTCAATCAAAACCTGCCTATCCGTAAGTGGAGTGAGCTACCTCCAGACTATACCGACGAGCAGATTAGAAATGCCTTAATGGCAAACAAACAGTCTAAGGCCCTGGCGCCTGTTGCTGCAGGCTCAAGAGTAGGCAACCGCCTAGACATCCCCGCCTACACACAGCACGGTGTCTATGTAGACACCACCCACGACGCTGCCGGTAAGCCAATTAGCTACGGCAGGACTGGTCACCTCAAGGACGTTGAGTTTAGCTCTAAACCGAACCAGGCGGTCCGTGTGGGCCTCGGAACTAAAGAGCAAGCCCTGACCCCCATGGGCGCCGAGATCGGGTCTGCAAAGTCCCCCTTTGCGCTTATAAAGGGCACTCACCAGGGTACCAAGGATGACGAAGTTCGTCGCATGATGGAAGAGATGATGCGCGATCCTGCATACACACAGATCGGCATGGACCCACGCCGCCACTCCCAGTTCTACGACAAGTCCACTGGCCTGCCTGTCTTCTCTGCCGAAGAGAAACTGCAGTCTGGTCCACTAATCATAGCACCTAGGCGCGGCCTGGAAACAACAAGCTGGGATGACCCAAGGCTTGAGCTGTCGGACTTCCCTGGCAAGCAGTATGCCGCTGGTGGTAAGGTAGCCAAGAAGGCCCTGGAGTTTGCTAAGTCTGTGCCGTTCGTGCACTACAGCAAGGCTCCTAACATCTCCACGCTTGATCCTAATATGTACGGCACTGGCATCAAGGGCAAGGAAGCAGCGCGACTAAAAGACGCGCCGGACATCAAGCCACGTAGCTACTTCTACACGCAGGCTGGTGGTCGTCAGCCAGAGCAGGGCTTAGGTCCACATAAGTACCAGGGCGTCGCGGAAGATATTTATCCGCTGCACGAAGACCCAGCGGGCTTTAGTCAGATGGCAAAGGTCAAGGCCATTGACCCATACATGATGAGCCAGGGCGTCGAGCGCATCGACGAGCAAGTTCATCTCAACGAGCTAGAGCGGCTCATCAAACAGGCAGGCTACAAGGGCTACGCCAACGACGACGTGGGATTGCTGTTCGATCGCACGCCAGTCATGAAGGCAGATTAATATTTTTCACCCAATCTGCAAACTGATTTAATTGTTCTAAAGTGGCATTATGTTTCATAACATTAGCTCTGTTAGACAACCATTGCACATTCCCAACTACATAACCTTTATCCGGATCTATTTTATCTAAAGAGGGGCTTGTTGGTAGTATTTTTCCTGTTTGGTGCCCCCAAGACATTTCTGTATTAAACACTGGACAACTATCTGGAAATATAGATATTAAATATTCTAAGGTCAAATCAAAAGGAATGTTTAGTTTTTTAGCTCTGTATTTAGTTTCAAAAAATCTACGTTTTATGCAACCTTCTTTGGTTGACATTAATTTAT